GCTGATCACCAAGCAAGCATCCGGCACCGGAAAGATCGATCCGCTGATGGCGCTGTTCAATGCTGTCCAATTGATGGCCCTTAATCCAGCGGCAGCTTCGAACGAAATCACCCAGGGCTTCGTCGTCCTATAAGGAGCACTATGGAACTATTCGATGCGCTGGCCGCCACTCAGCACTGGCGGCAGGAGCCCGCGCGTCGCGAGGAGCCGCAAGTCTCTAACCAGACGCAATATCCCGCTGACGTCATGGAGGCGTTCGGCGTCGCGCCGTCCGGCACGACCGTTTCCGCCACCTCAGCCATGCGCGTGTCGGCCGCGGCGGCCTGCGTCGCGAAAATCGCCGGCGCCCTGGTCAGCATGCCGATCAACGAATTCTCGCTCGACGGCGGCGCCATCCCGGCGATGCTGCCGCGCAACGAAACGTGGTATCTGCTGAATGAGCAGCCGAGCCCGCAATACACCGCGGCCTCGATGTGGGAGGGTGTCAGCCTGGCGCAGCTACTGCGCGGCGATGCCTTCGGCCTACTGCGCTGGCGCATGAATGGCTCGCTACGCGAGATCTTGCCACTCCCCTGGGGATGCGTCTCACCGATTCGCACGCCTGGCGAGGGTGTTCGCTACTATGTGAACTCGCCTGCCCACGGCATCTGCACCTGGGTTGAGCCCTCGGACATCCTCCATTTTCCGGGCCTGGGCTTCGACGATTCGACCATGCGATCGATGTCGGTTATCCAGTTCGGCGCGCGCGCCGCGATTGGCAACGCGCTGGCCATGGATGAGTACAGCGGCAAGTTCTTCGAGGGCGGCGCGCACCCGTCGATCATTCTGACCTCCGACAAGAAGATGGACGAGGGGCAGGTGAGGGCGATGCAGGCCGCGTTTGCGAGTCGTTACGCTGGCCTGGCCAATGCCCATCGTCTGCCGCTGGTGCTGACCGAGGGCGTCTCGGCCAAAGAGCTGAGCCTATCCGCCGAAGACGCGCAGCTGCTCGAGGCTCGCAAGTTCCAGGTAATGGACATCGCCCGCGCGTTCGGCGTGCCGGGCTTCATGATCAACGAATCGACCGGCTCTACCAGCTGGGGCACCGGCCTGGAGTCGATCGGTCGCGCCTTCGTCCAGTACACCCTGAACCCCTGGCTTCGCAAGATCGAGCAGGAGCTGAACCGCAAGCTCTACCCGCGGAACAACGGCCGCTTCCTCGAGTTCCAGCGCGAGGCGCTGTACGAGGGTGACATCAAGGCTCAGGCCGAGGCAGATCGCGCCGCGCTGGGCGGACCTGGCGCCGGCGACGGCTGGAAGACGATGAACGAAGTACGGCGCGCACGGCGCCTGCCGCCGATCGCCGGCGGCGACGAGATCTACCGCGCGCCGCGCGACCCCGGCAAAAAGCCCGATCAACCGCAACCCGAAGGCAAGTCAGCCGAATGAGCAAAATTCTCCAACTGTACCGCGACAACGCCAAGCGTTCGCCGCAGCCGGTCAACCTGGTGCGCAATGCCGGCGAGGCCTCGCTCTACATCTACGACGTGATCGATGCGTACTGGGGCGTCAGCGCCGTCAATGTGATCGACGCCGTGACCCAAGCCGGCGACGCTGAGGTCCTCCACGTCTACATCAACAGCCCGGGCGGCGACGTGTTCGAGGGTCGCGCCATCATGGCTGCGCTGGCACGCTTCAACGGCAAGACCATCGCGCACATCGACAGCCTGTGCGCGAGCGCTGCAACCAGCATCGCGCTGGCCTGCAGCGAGGTCGAGATGTCCGACGGCGCCTTCTTCATGATCCACAACGCGAGCTGCATCGCGTGGGGCGACAAGGGCGCGCTGCGCGAGCAGGCGAACGTGCTGGAAAAGATCGAAGGCGCGATCGTCGCCGACTACACCGCCAAGACCGGCAAGGACGAAGCCGAAATCGTGGCCTGGATGGATGCGGAGACCTGGTTCTCGGCCGCCGAGGCGCTCGAAAACGGCTTCGTCGATCGCGTCACCGAGGCGCCGGCCGGCAAGGCCAAGGCCAGCAACGTCTGGAACCTCGCAGCTTACTCGCGTGCGCCGGCCAATGTGGCCGCACCTGTGGCGCCGCCGAAGCCCGCGCCAGTCGCTGCACCTGAGCCGCAGCCGGTCGCTGAGCCGCCCGCGCCCGATCCGGTCGTCAACTCAATGACCCAGGCGAACCGCAACCGCCTCGCACTGCTTCAAGCAACTTCGTAACGCTTCTCGCGCTACACCCGCCGAGGCCGGACGCCTCGCCCTCCCGGGAGCCCAAGCGGCTCCCTTTTTCATTTCAAGGATACACATGACCATCCAGCAACTGCGCGAGAAGATTGCCAACCTCGCGGTCCAGGCAAACCAGCTGCTCGCCGACAAGGGCGATCAGGTCTGGACGCCGGAAGAGCAGGCCAAGTTCGACGGCTTCGCAAACCAGATCCACGACGCGAAGGCGCAAATCAAGAATCTCGAAACCATGCGCGAGCTGGAAGCCGAGAAGTACTTCAACGACGCGACCCGCAAGCCGCAGCCGGCTGCTGGCGGCGACGTCGAGATCAGCGCCCTGGTCGCCGTCGCGCTGTACATGCGCCACGGCTCGAACGTCACCGCAGAACAGGCCGCGGCGATCCGGAACGCCATGTCGACCACCACCCCGGCGGAAGGCGGTTACACGGTGCCGGCCGAAGTCGCCAAGATGGTGATCGATCGCCTGAAAGCCTTCGGCGGCATGCGTGACGTTGCGACCGTGCTGACCACCGAGACCGGCCACGCGATGAACTTCCCGACCAGCGACGGCACCAGCGAGATCGGCGAGATCGTGGCGGAAAACGGCTCGGCTGGCAGCGGCGACGTCACCTTCGGCACCGTGGCGCTGCCGGTGTTCAAGTATTCGTCGAAGCAGATCGCCCTGCCGCTGGAGCTGATCCAGGACAGCGCGATCGACGTCGTCGCCTTCGTGGTCAACCGCCTGGCGACCCGCATCGCGCGTATCCAGAACATGCACCAGACCATCGGCACCGGCAGCGGCCAGCCGCTGGGTATCATTCCCGCATCGACCGTCGGCAAGGTCGGCGCCACCGGCCAGACGGCCACCGTCACCTATGGCGACCTGGTCGACGTCAAGCACTCGGTGAACCGCGCCTACCGCGGCAGCGCCCGCTGGATGATGAATGACCTCAGCGTGGCATCGCTGTCGAAGCTGGTCGACACTGTCGGCCGTCCGATCTGGATCCCGGCGGTCACCGAAGGCGCGCCGGACCTGCTGCTGGGCAAGCCGATCGCCATCAACGACGACGTGCCCGCCATGGCGGCGAATGCCAAGTCGATCGCGTTCGGCGACCTGTCGCAGTACTTCATCCGCGACGTGTCGAACTCGACCACCATGCGCCGCTTCGACGACTCGGCCTTCGCCCTGAAGGGCCAGGTCGGTTTCTGCGGCTGGACCCGCTCCGGCGGCAACCTGCTCGACACCGCGGCCGTGCGTCTGTACCAGAACAGCGCGACCTGATCGTAATCGGCGGCCGGCCGCGCGCCGGCTGCCATCACCGGAGAAGCCAGCATGGCAGATGTAAAAAAAGTGAAAGCGCGAGTCCTGGTGGACGGTGCGCACGGCAAGTGCAACGACGTGATCGAGATCGACGCAGCCCAGGTCAAAGCGCTGGCCGGCGTGGTCGATGCCGACCCGGAAGCGGTCGCCTACGCAGAATCGCTCGCCAAATAATCATGCGGCCCGAAACCGCATCCTGGCTCGCCAAGCTGCGCGCCGATGCGGCGCCGCCGGGCACTGCCTTCGTCATCGTTCGCGGCCCGGCCGGCGCGGTGGCGATTCCCCCTGACGAAATCGTCGGCAAGTCCGATGAGGAGCTGCTGGTCTTCATTGGACAGCGGCTCACTGAATCACGAACCTGAAAGGCCGCCATGGCATCGACCGCATACGACAGCTACCTCGACGACGTCCTGGCCGGCAATATCACCAAGGGCGACACGTACTACGTGATGCTGGTCGGCTCGGGCTACACCGAGAACAAGGGCGCCCACACGAAGCGCTCGGACATCACCAGCGAAGTGAGCGGCGCCGGCTACACCGCCGGCGGCCAGGCCATCGTGCCGACCTTCGCCAAGGACACGAGCAACCACCGGGTTGTCGTCACCTTCCCGCAGGTCGCCTGGGCCAACTCGACCATCACCGCGCGCAAGGCCGTCTACTACAAGCGGCGCGGCGGCGCGGCATCCGCCGACGAACTGGTTTGCGTCGATGACTTCGGCGCAGATGTCACCACCAGCGCAGGTACGTTCACGCTGAGCGCTACCACCATCACCCTCAACACCCCGGCCTAAAGCATGAAATTCTTCGATCGCGTAAAGACCACTACGACATCGGCCGGTACCGGCGCGATCACCTGCAGCGCGACCGCCACGTCGACCGAGTTGCGCACGCTGGCTGGCGCCGGCGCCGCGGTGGGCGATGTCTTTCCGTATGAGATCGGCATTGCTGGGTCTGCGGAATGGGAGGGCGGGCTCGGCACGATCACCGCGATCAGCTCCGGTGCCGTCACGTTCTCGCGCACCCCGACCGCCAGCTCGAACGCCGGCGCGCTGGTCAATTTCAGCGCTGGCGCCAAGGAAGTCGTGTGCACACCGCTGGGCTCGACGCTGACGAAGTGGGAAAACGGCACCTCGGCACGGCTGGTGTTTGCGTCGTCGCTGCTCGTGAGTGACAGCACGCTTGGCATGACGCCGTCGCCCGGCGTGGACCAGGCGGCGAAGGCTCAGGCGCTGCTCGACCTGGCTGCGAACGGCCCGTTGACTCTGATCTGGGACGTCGCCTGTAGCCTGGGCTCGACGCTGCGAGCGCGGAGCAATACGGCTGTCAAGGCGCTGCACAATTGCGGCGCCGTCATGCTCGCCAAGAGCAATGTGCCCATGTGGCGCAACTACAATCCGACGAAGTCGCCAGGCTCGATCGTCGATCAGAACATCAGTTTCGAGGGTGGTATCTGGCACGGCAACCTGGGCACGATGACCGCGAGCGACCAGGTCACGCTGTTCGACTTCTACGGCGTGAACAACATCTCTGCCGGCGGTGGCATCGAATTCCGCAAGCCGGCAGGTTTCGCTTTCCGTGTCACAAACGCGGTGCGCATTACGGTGGACGGCTACGTGGTCGACCATGGCGTCGGCAATACGATGGTCAGTACGGACGGCATCCACGTCAACGGCCCGGCCAGCCATATCCGGATCGCCCGCGGTCGTCACTACAACGGCGCGGACGACGGGATCGCCCTGAACGCCGATGACGGCTGGGGGGCGATCACGCCAGGACC